CCCTGAAGGTGTTGTCATAGCTCGTGATATAGCCTGAGAATTGATAATAACGAGTTGTTGTGACGCCGTCATCATAATCTGCCCAAATGCGAATCTTACGAAGTGGCAAGAGTTTGCCATAGTAGGGCGAGGATGTGTTCTCAGGGTTCCAATCGCCATTCTCATCAACGAGAACGACAGTGGCCGTTCCTGCCTCAAATTTGCCAAGAATACGATTGCGACCGCGACGAGTGGCAACTTGAATTGCGATATTTGAAACATCCACAACATCGGCAGGGCCATCGGCCAAAATACCTGTGCCAAGTGGCGTGGATGGGTCATCAAGAATGAGGGGAATGCCAAAGGCAGGGCCATTGGCGAAGTCAATTGAAATTCCGAGAACTGGCGCTGACATTATGGAATTTCTCTTGGATCAAAAGTGGTGACTTGGCCTGAGCCAATACCTGTGAGCAATCCTGATCGCACAGTGCTAATCAAATCGTCTTGACTTATCACAGAGCCATTGACTGTCACATTGACAGTTGTTCCCTTGCCTGCGTTCGGGCCAAAAATGCCTGATTCATAGTCGCCACTTGCGATGGAGCCTGTCACAGTATTTGAGCCAAAATCACCAGGGGAAACTAGCGGTGGCAAACTTGGAGAGGCCGTTCGTGCGGCGGCTGCTGCTGCCTCTGCCTCAACAATCGCGGCGGCGGCTGCTTCGGCTGCTGCTCTTGCTGCCTCTGCTTGCGCTGATGCCAACTGCGCGGTTGCGATTGCGCCTTCGGCGGCTGCCTGTGCCGCGTCTGCAATTGCCAATGCTCCTTCTGCTGCGGTAGCCAAAGCACCTGCGGCTGCGGTGGCATTACCAAGAGCAGTGGTGACTGTTGCCGCATTATTTGTTGCGTTAGTTGCTAAAACTCCGAGCGCAGTGTCGGCATCGCCAACACTTTTGATGTAAGCGTCAACTGCGCCTGTCGTGTCTTTCCAAGCCTTACCGATGCCATTAACAGGATCAATGAACTTGCCATTGTAATCAAATGGAACGCCAATGTTTGCAAGATATGAGAGGACTTGAGCGTCAGTCAATCCCCATGCTTTTCCAAGTGCATTGACTTCGTCATCGGTAATTTTGAAATCACGAACTTTGAGAACGAAGTCCGCATACTTCTCAATTTCTGCAACTGTCATTCCCCATTTGTCTTGCAAATCTTTGATTTCTTCGGGGGAAAGTTTGGAATCTTTGAGTGCGTTGATGAAGTCAAGATACTTTTCAGCTTGTTCGGTTGTTAGACCCCACGCTGCTGCTAATAACTTGATTTCGTCATCAGTAATTTTCTGATCTGCAACCGCAAAATACTGTGCAAGATAATTCTTGACAGCATCTGTTGACAGACCCCACTTAGCGGCCAAGACTGCAATTTCTTCGCTAGTTATCTTGGTGTCAGATAGAGCCAACAAAATGTCTTGATATTTTTGCGCCTCGGCAATTGTGGCCTTGATTGCTTCGCGTTCTTCTTGACGAGCCGCAACGCGGGCTGCCTCTTCAATCTTGCCTTCACGCAATAAATTGAGGCGGGCTGCTTCAGCGTTAATTGCTTCATCTGTTGTTTTGGTATCAAAAGCGCCTGTGCCAGTAGCCTTGGCGGTCATACCTGCCAAACGTTCTAAATCTTTGAGATGTTCTGCAACGACTTGTGATTGTTTTTGAACAACCTTGCCGTTTTGTTCAAAGCCCGAAGTCAAATCTCTAAGTTTAATAAAAGCTATGCCGGCTGCTGCTGCAAATGCCAAAACGCCTGCGGCTGCTGCTCTAGCAGATAGACCGCCAGTTGCAAAGGATGTTGCGACACCTGCTGCGGTGCCTGCGGCCGCTTGCTTCTTAAATGTTGCGGTAAGCAGTGTCAATGCCGAGATAAGTATTTGAACTCCGGCAGCAACCTTGCCACCGACAAAGGTGCCGACGAGTATTGCGGCAAAGGCTTCAAAAGCACCCTGATTTCGGGCGATAACACCGAACATCTTGGCAAGTGCGCGAGTTGCGCCAACTGCAAATTCTACGAAGTTACGAAGAGCCTCAGCGATTTCATCTTTGTTTTGAGCAATAAACGCATCAAAGGCAGGCAAGACCTCAAGGCGAATCATCTCTGCCAAATCCTGCAAAACAGGAATGAGAGCATAACCTAAAGCGTCAAGCGTCTGATCGAATTGTAGGCGAAGGCGGGCAAGTTGAAATTCAAAAGTTTGCGCACGCTTTTCAGCTTGGCCTGCGAAGGTGCTTCCAAGAACACCGAGGGCTTTGTTAAGGTCTTTACTCTTGACGATTGTTTCATCAAGTGGAACACCTAATTTTTTGAGTGCGCCGATATTTCCGCCAAGGGCGCGAACCATTGCATCCGTTACTTGGATGAGTGATTTGCCTGTTCCTGCGCTGACATCAAGGGCAAGTGCTTGAAGTGCCTGTGCCTGTGAAATGTCACCTGTTGCCTGTGTTAATTTCTGAAGGCTAGGAATCAACTCATTGTTATTGACGCCGACTTGAAGTTCTAGGGCGTCAAGATAACGAACAGTTGAGGCAATTTGTTCATCTGTGGCGTTTGTCGTATTGCGTAACGCAACAGCAAGGGCAGCCTGTTGTCTTTGATCCTCAATCGCACCTTGAACTGCATCTTTGCCAATTTTGACGGCCAACGCTGCTGTCGCTGCTGCCGCAACACCAAAAGCCTTGGCGATTGTTTTGCCCGCGTTAGCAAAAGACTCTTCAAGTTTTCTGAGGTCTTTGAGTGCCTCTTTGGAACCCTTGTCATTGTAGACCGTTACGATCCGTTCAAGGATTGCCACTAGACACCTCGCTTCTTCAACTGCGCATCCATACGAGCCTGCGCCTTCTTTTCCGCGCTTTCAATGGCTCTAAAGATACCTGCTTGCGCAGACTTCTTGTTGTTATCAACTGCCTTGATGAGTGCGCGGCCTTTGTCATTTCCTGAATGTTGTGCGGTAGGAATTACGCCATAATACTTCTCAACTGTTTCAATGAATTGTTGTGAAGCGTTCGGATTAGTTGAACGCGAAGCACGTGTTCTTGCTCGTGAGGCACGAGAGCCTCGACCAGCAGTTTCAAAGATTGCACCTGCCGCATCGCGCTGAATGACACCATAAGCATTTTTGAAACCTGTTGAATTTTTCTTACTTGTTGGCGCAACAGACTTGATTCCTGCTTTTGCTTTTGCGCCATCATAGACAGGAAAAGAAGGCCCGCGTTTTTCTCCCTGTGGCAATGGCCCAATAAGGCCTCCACCAACATTTGCTCGTTGCCAACCTGAAGGTCGAACATCGAAGGGGAGATAATCGCGTGCCTCTGAGACTACTGTTGAAAGAACGCCTTTGATTTCTTTATCAAGAGCGCGCTTGAGATCGGGCGCGAATCGCTCCAATGCAGTCACAGTTTCCGACAAACCTTGCATCGTCACTGTGTATTGGGGAACCTTCAATTCGCGCCTCGCAATCTCGCTCGTTCTTTAATGTAGGCAAACACCGCTTCCAATACACCATCAGGCGCATCTAATAAATCAGCGATGGGCAAACCAGTCTCCACAGAGACGGCGGCTATGTTATAGCTCAGTGAGTCTCTGTGGATTCGGAAGAAGGGTCTGTTGTCAAGGTAACGCTGTCCAATGTGTCAAGGAAGTCATTGCCGAATGGCTTGACTACTTTGCCATTGGCGCGAAGTGCTAACCAAGCCAAATAGTAAATATGTTCTAATTTCTGTTCCTCACCAATCAGCTTGGCAAGGCCTTTGCCATACTTTTGCTCAAACTCAACAATGATGCGTGGTCGTAAAGAAAATGCATCTTCAAACCCATCTGTGAGTTTTACTTTTACTTTTAAGCCGTCCATTTTTCCCCCTGTTAAGAAGTTGCTTTTGAAATTGCACCTGAAATGGGCCATGTCACTTGAATCGTTGACAATGCGCCGACGGCGGCATTGATTGACGACCAAGATGTGATGACCGCGTTGAAAGTATATTTCGGATTCGTAGCCGAAACAGTTGTGTTCTGTGGTCGAACTTCCATCGCCACAGTCGTTCCAAGTTTCTTTGTGGCGTTTGTCGGATAAATCAACTGTTCAAGTTGACTGCTCGCAAAGTCCTGCATTAGGTCTAAGGTGATGCTATTAGTTGCGACTCCGGCAATTACTGACCTGTCACTATCCCCGACCTTTGTTGTGTCAATCGTTTCATAGGTGGTGGAGATAGTGACGGATCGAGCAAAGGAAGAAATGTCCACACCAGCGAGAGAAATGAAAGCGTTGGTGAGAACGATTTTTGCCATGAACTATGCAGTTGCCTTTGTGACTGCGCCGCTTACAGGCCAAGTCACTGATGCGGTTGCCAATTCGCCAACTGCGCCATTGAGAGGTGTCCACTCTGAGACAAGCGCGGTGCAGGTATACGACGGATTTGTTGCGCTTGTTGTTCCACCATTAGGCTTCACAACAACTGTGGTTGTGGTGCCGAGTAGCGGATAGACAGTCGCTTCAATTGAACCTGAAGCGTAGTCCTGATGAAATTCAAGGGTGATTGAGTTATCTGCAAGACCTCCGATGCGTGAACGTGCGCCTGAAGTTCCGAATGCTGTTGTCTCAACAACATCAATTGATGAATTGAGACTTACTGATGCCAGATGGTCACTAACATCGACAGAATTGATGGTGACATAGGCATTGGTTAGAACGATGCGTGCCATTATTTCTTGGCTCCTTCTTGTGCCGGTTTGATTGTTGGTTGATTTGCTTCGATGTGGCCACCAACAATGAGAGCATCAATGTTTGCGCCTGCATCTTCTAGTTCTTTCAAGGTAAGAATCTCACCTTGCTTTTTTCCACAGACCTCGCGGTCTGAGATGACTTTGTAAGTCATGTCTTCTCCTATCCCCAGAGCGTGAGTCTGTATCTATATGAAAGAAATGTAACCCCTTGTGAGTCATAGGTGCCTGCTTCGGCTCCTGTGACACGCAAAGTGTTCACTGCTCCCGACAAAGTGCGATCACTTTCAAGCGCGGCCTTGATTGAGCTAGCGCCTGACCCTGAGAGGTAGGCATCCAACTTGTCTTGTCCTGAGCGTTCTGAAAAGCGTTGCACAATCACAACCACATCAACTTGTGCTTGGTCAAGACCACGAGCATTGTCGATGTCGAATGTGAAATCTAATTGGCCGACAACTGCGGCAGGTGGAACGATGGTGTCAGGAATGAGGTCATAAGCACGCAGACCTGTAATTGTCTGAAGGGCGCTTTTGAGGCGATCACGCACTGTGCTTGGGTTCATACTGCCAAACCATTGTTTCTCTTAATTGGGCGCAATAAAGCCTCAACATCAGGATCGAGTCGTGAAGACAACCTGACTGTTCCAAGTTCAGGAGTTCCTGCAATCCCAAATGGCGATTGCTTACGAATAAAGAGGCGCGAAGATTGAATCAAACAGGCTTGATTGACTTCTGATGGAAGTGCCGACCATCCCCAAACGCCTGTGACCTTGACTGCCTGTGGCAAGTAATATGGAAAAACATAAGCGCCTGTTGCAAGAATCCGAGTGTAAGGCCAACCGCGTCGAGGATTATTGATTGGCTCTGTCATAAAGTCAGAAGTTGACCATACAGTTGACCAAGTTTGATTGAAATTGTCGTCGGTGGCAATTTGTGAAATTGAAACAAAATCATCAACAGCAAGACTCCAAGGATTTTGCGCTGTGTAATATCTCGTGACAGGACTGCCTGATGTTCCGTCAGCATAGAAGAAGCGACCAGTGTAGTCGTCAATCATTCTGCTCGTGGAAGTTATTGACAATTCAAGCAAAGCATCGTCGCTTGTGTCAGTTATTGCCAGCGATGCCTTGAGTTCCGCGAGTGTCGCGTAGCCGTTGGTGATTGCCACTTGTTTTCCTCTTCTTCGGTTTGGATTGAACTGCGCGTTCTAATTTTGGAAGAGCCGTTGCGCTCTCTTTTCGCTTCAATCGCGCCATGAGTCGTGATGTTCCTCTTTGAGCCAATAATTCTTTGAGTGAGGCAAGATGGCTGCCGTGTTCACATGAATCGGGAAGCCTAGTGATTTAATTCGACGACAGAAGAGTAGGTCTTCACCTATCCATTCGCCATTGACAGGGCCATCCCAAAACCAACACCAATCCTTGCCTTGATTTGGGTCGGCTGCGTCTCTCATTGCTTCAAGAACGCTGCGATGCACCATCAAACAACCTGTGCCTGCGGCATCTATCTCAAAGACTGCGTTCTTGTCGTATTTGTAAAGCGGAAGAAATCCATTTGGTGTGTCTTGAAAAATCGCTGGAACGGGTTTTGGATAAGGCTTACCAACAACACCGAAACCTGCAAAAACTAAACCTGCAACAACAGGGCGTTCTTTGTCGTGTGCGGTGTCACACAATAAATCAAATGTACGAACATCCAATTGCTCATCAGAATCAATCATCAAAAGCCAATCAGAATCAGTCATTTCTAAGAATTGCTTGACTACTCGATTGCGTTGCTTTGAGAGAAGACCTGAACCTTTAATGCGAACAAATGGGCCGAGCTTTGATGTGCGAGCTGATGCGAGTTGAATCAAATGATATGCGAACCCGCCATTGACCATGCCAGGATCGCAAGACCCGATTGAAACTTTGTGACCTGTTTTCATAGTTCCCCCGAACTTTAGGAAGTGCAGAGACGAATGAGTCGGGGGGCCTCATCCGCCTCTGCACAATCTTGACTTCTAGTTCAAACTAGAAGGTTGGTGCTGATAAGCCTGTTCCTGAAATGATGGAAGCGGCTGTTGGGTAACGTCCTGCGGTATAAGCAGCGTAACCATAAACGACTGTCTTGATGGTGAGGTTTCCTGCACCTGTCGCGTCGTAGCGAAGTGTGAATGGAGAACCTGGTTGCTCCCAAAGGTGAGATTCGCCTGCGGTCACAACATAGATTTCATCTTGATTTGTTGTGGTTCCGTAGGTTGTTCCGATGTTTGCATCGGTCACAATTGGAAGACCCATCATCTGATAGCCAGAGTTTCCGTAAGCAGCGCCACCATTTCCGACACCAGCAGCGTTGGTTGGGCCATTAGCGGCAGGAACAACGAGTGGGCGGTTTGTTGAATCAACCGCAGCAAGCAAGAATGCAAGGCGGCGTGGGTGCATCACGAAGTGAGTTGGGTTGACAAATGCGTTTGTCTGAATCTGCTGAATTGCATCAGCGAGTTTCGGATAAAGCAATGCAACTGTTGGAGCAGTTGAGGTGAAGGTGATTGCGTTTCCACCTGAAGCGCGAAGGCCAAGAATCTGTCCTGCGCTGCCTGTTCCATTGAGGATTTGTGAGTCAAGAGTTGTGTGCCATGAACGGATGAGGTCTTGAGCAACGAATGTGTCAATTCCTGTTCCGCGCTCAATCGCTTGACGGGATAGGTCTTGCTGACCGGCAATGGTTCTGACATTGATAGTCAAGAGGGTGTCGTCAACATCTGTTTCGCTGACTGCATCGTTCTGTGTGACTTGAACGGCCGTTGAGGAACCAGTCGTCATGCGGCTAATGTTCAGAGTCATACCAGAAGGAGGCAAGGTCATCTTGTTTGTGACGAAGTCTGCAAATGGGCGACCTGCACGAGCCAAAGGTGCTGCGAGATCAACGAGGTATTGTGGAATCACAAGACCATCGAACTGAGCAGTTCCGACATCGCGGCGCTCAATTGATTCTTCGCGTTGGTGACGAGCTAGACGCTCCTGCGCAGCATAATCAGATTTGAACTGTGCGTTGTAAGCATCCTTGAAGAAGGAAGAATCTGATTCTGGTGCGTAGGTGCGTGATTCGCGTGTTACTTTGAAACCGCCGACCTTTGGGGTGGCGATGTCTGCTACTGCTGCGCGTGCTTCAGCAGCCTTGCGGTCTGCATCTGCCTGAGCAGTGAGTTTTTCAATTTTCTCATCGAGAGAACGGGATTCAGCGACTAGAGCATCAACCTTTGCGGTTTCCTCTGCGGTTAGATCGGTGCGGCTCTCTGCTGCTACTGCTTCGAGAACTGCATCCATTTCTGCCTTCACTGCATCACGGCGCTCGACTACCTTGTCAAAATATGACATTGAGTTTTGCTCCTTGTGAGTTGGGTTGCGAGGTGGTGGCGAAGATGCTCACGGCGCTTCAAGGGTGTGAGGTTCGCTCCGACTTCAATCTGCTCGATTGAGCAGAAAACTATTTTGTTGCGCTTACGATTGCTTTTGCTAGACGAAGAGAAATCTTGCGACCTTCTTCTTCGGTTGGCGATGGTAGTGGGTCAATTGCACGAAGTTCTGATGCTTTGTGACCAACAAGGGTTTCAGTTTCAACCCATCCATCACGGAGTTCACGATAAACACGAATCAGAATTGCAGGATCGCCTTCTTCGGCGGTGATTGAGAAGTCTGAATTTGGAATACCAAGCACACCTTCACGCATCACATGTTCAATGCGACCGCGAGCAGTTCCGCCCGATGAATCCCATTCTACGAAGTCGCCGACGACATCAACTGCACGAGCATATTCTTCTTCGTCTTCTTCATCAACTTCATTGTTGTCGCCCACCATTTGTGCCATAACTTCCACCGCACGCATAATGTATTCGTGACCTTCTGAAAGGTCTGAGAAAATGCTCTGTAAGGCAATGAGTGAATCGCCTGTGACTTCGCGGCCTTCTTTGACGGCGTCTATTGCGGCTCTTAATTGCTCACGAGCCTGCACTGTCGTTGTTGGGTAGGCAGGATAAGTGACAACTGAAACATCGCCATCTGCCAATGAAACCTCGGTAAGAACTCGACGGCTTCTGTCATCATTCCACTTTTGACGAATGACGCGGAAGGCGAAAGACATTTGGTCAACATCTCCGCGCTTGACGAGTTCATAAATATCACGACCCTCTTGAGTGTCTGCGAGGTCTGCTTCAAACCGCAAACCGCGATCATCTTCTTCAAGTTTCAAGGTGCCATTTTTGGTTCGAGCTAATGGCAGACCCTCGTGATTGATGAGAAGTCGCACATCAGGAGTCTCGCTCAAAGTCTTGCGAAAAGCGCCAGGGGCAATGCTTTCCTTGAATGGTAGGGGAACGCTTGAGTCATTGAAAACTGCTGCGTATCCGGCAAGGCGCATTCCTTCGCCATCTGCGCGGGCTTCCACATCGCGCACAGTGTAAGTGCGGCGTTCGATTTTCTTTGCCATTTTGCTCCTTGAATCGGCCTCGGCATTAAGGGCATCAATCTTGCGTTGCGCCCAATTTTGCGCTCTGTCACTAAAGTCAGAATCTCCGCCCCATAACAACCAAGCAACCAATCCTGCGCCTGGATATTGTGGATTCGATGAGTCTTTGTTTTTTGGCGCTTGGCCGTCAACTTTATGACGAGCAAACCAAGGTGCCATTTTGCGAACTTTGTTTTCTGTAATTCTTCCCGCCGCCATTTCGCGTGCTTCACGCTTAGTGGCATCGGTCAAGCCATCTCCCCCAAAACCTTCGCTCACATACTTCAAGCCGCGTGCTGCATTGTCGCGGATGAATTGTGGAACGCTCAAATCTACCTGTCGGATTTCTCCGCCTGGTTCCATATCTTCAGAAATTGAAACTGCCACCATCTGATCAATTGCATCTTGTTTGCTTGTATGGCAACCGATTGTCGTATAAGAGCCATCTGATTCTTCTTTGACTGTGGCCCAATCTTGACAATCGCTTTGTTTGTCTGAAATGTAATATGGCATTTTTTTTCCTAAATCAGAAGCAGAACTTCTGCATCGTCTTCAAGTATTGAGAACGCTATCTCGGCAACTGCGGTTGATTTCACCATTCCAAGATTTGCAACTGCGTCCGCAATAATTGTTGAAACTTGAACTTCTTGCTTTGTTTCAGGCTGTGGAAAGTTTGGTTGAACAAAGTTTGGCATTCCGCCACCGCCACCAACAATCGGCGTGACAGGAATTGTATTTGCACTTGCCTGCAAACTTCCAAGAGGTGCATCTGCAATTGCTTCAACATTATCTGCTGCGCGAGCTGTTGCAGATAAAGTTCCAAGTGATGCTGACATAGTAACGGAGTGCGTTACTAATGAATTTGCGCTTGATGGTAGGCCACCAAATTCTGCGAGAGCAGAAACGATGACGACAGGGCCTAGAAGGTCGGTGCCTAATATGCCTTCATCAAGAACGAATTGTGATGGCATTCTAAGAAGCCAAAGTTAAGGATGCTGTGAGAGAACCACTTGGGATGGTGTAAGTATCACCTGCAACATAAGCGTTGCCAGTAATAGTGCCACTGAATAGGAAATTGCCAGCAGAAGCATTATCCCAAGCAGTGAAATAAGTAGCATCTTCAGTGCCAGCGATATTCGTCCACGTGACAGCAGCATCAGAGGCAATCGCGCCACTTGAAGCAGCAGCAAATGTGACCTCTTTACGAGTTGTTTCAGTCGCAGCATTGGCAGTTCCATTCGCCCCAGGGTCGCCCGTGTGGAGTTTGATATAGACATTCGCCGCAGAATAGGCAGTGCCATTTCCGACTGCATCAAGGAATTTGTTTGCTAAGTATGAACTTAATCCTGTTGCCATTACTCATCTCCCTCAATGAACTCTTCAATGACTTCTGAGATTCGACCTACCTCGTCGCGGATGACCTTCTTGCGAACCTTGCGGCGGTCAATCTGATTTGTGACTTCAATCTTTGGCGCCTCAACATTGACAGTCGGTGCCTCAACACGAACTTCAGGTGACTCAAGCATCACCATTGCAGGTTCGACATTGACATTTGGCGCAGCGACATTGACGACAGGCTCAGGAACATTGACGACAGTTCCATTATTGCGAGCCTCTCGGACATCATAGGCAGCAGTTGGGTCATTAGGATCAATTTGCGCAATTGGCTGCAACTGCGAACTTGGAACGCCTGTGTGCGCGATAGGCACCATTTCAACCGCCTTGAGGACTTCTTCAGGATCAAAGCCAACTTGAACCAACTTGCTCACAATGTCAGCTCGTAGATTGAGTCCAACATCCTTGGCATCGGCGGCATCAATGTTCTGTAATGGAACGCGGAATTGGTCGCCTGCCTCACCGATTGGCGAGAGGTCTTCAACTGCTCGAACATCATTCAAAGACAGGAAGCCCTCACGAAGGA